TCTTGCAAACTAGAACCCGTTGCATCAAATAATCGTTGCAACTGCTGCATACTTTGCGTTTGATTTTGGTATGCTCGTTGTGCCCTTTCAAGTGCTTGTTCTGCTTCAGTTATAGCGTTCGCCGTTTGTTGTTCTGCAATTTGTTGTCGGCGCAATTGCTCTTCAAACTTTCGCACTTCTTCAGAACTTTCGCCCCATATGTCTTTTGCTCGTTGTAACGCTTCAGCTGTTTCTTGCGTTTTTCGTCTTGCTATTTCATAAAGCTGCTGCAAACTACCCATCTTTGCTTCAAGTTTTTCAGTAGCCGTTGCACTATGTTTCATTTCTTCAGCTTGTAATTTCATTTCTTGACGTAGCTGTGCCGCTTCATCATTCATTGATTTCAGCGAATTGTTAAAATCGGCGTTGAACGCTTTAAAGGTAATATTTATTTCATTGTTGTTATTACTCGCCATTGTATCAATCCTCCATTACACTATTTTTCCAACCGTCAAATGCAGATTTGTTTGCATAAATACGCTCAACGGTTTGAATAGGACTATGCCAAAATGTTTCGGCATCAATACCGGCAATTAATACGTAAAGCGTATATAAATCTTCAACGTGTTTAATATTTAATTTTGGGCTTTGTGTTGATGTTTTTTTTTACCCTTGCTACTAGCATTCAAGCCTTTTGCAAAATCATTTGAACCGCCGACAAACCCCATAATCAGATTTGCATAAAGTTGAATTGTGTCAGTGAATGAAAGATGGTACATTTCAATGAAATCATCTAGTGACATATCTAATTTCCGATTTGCACCGATCACACCTAAATAAATTAGTGAAATTAATTTCTGTTCATCGAACGCACTCATGATTTCTAATGCTGTTTCTTCATCCTCATTTGCAGCATTCACAAATGTTTCAAGCCCTTTGAGTTTCAGCAAATCTTCAAACAGACTAGATTCTAATAATCCTGAATCATAACCACGCTTTATAGATGCATTTGTTAAAAAAGCCGGATATTTTTTCGCATTGATAAAACGTTGTTCAAATTCACCTTCCACTTCAACTATTTCAATTTCTTTTAACTCAACAATTTGAATATTCATATTCAATTCCCCCTAAAGAATGCATAAAAAAAGCACCCTTAAAATAATTTTAAGAGTGCTTGAAATGTTTATGGTGCTTCCGTTGCCACTAACGAACGTGTGAATTGTGTATGCCATGTTGTTGCAATACTAGCATCTTCTAATTCAGCAACGATAGCTTCATAGTAAAATTGACTTGCTTCATCCGCAACCGCCGAAAAGGATAATTCAAGCATTGCAAGTTCATCCGATGATGTATCAATCGTGAATGTAAAACCGCCTGAATTCGATGCTTTAGGGAATGCAATCAGTTTTGTGACTTCTTCAAATTCGTCTATCACATCCGCCGTGAATGCAAAATCTCGCCCGATTGAATTTGCACCATAACTATGCACACCTGGTTTTAAATCCTCATTCGATAAACCATAGAAATCACGCAATACTGAAACGGGAACATGAGCACTAACTGAAACATTTAATTTTGTTGTAATTGTCTTTTCTGCAATCGTTGTACGACCACATTTTTTAGAAAGTACGCTCGTTTCAGGTTCACTTGAAATCGTTCCCACACATCCAAAAAGTGTACCTGGTGCTTGTACACCACCTTTGAAAAACTGAATAGATGCATTTGCAATATTCCATGCATCAAAATTTTCGATAACTTGTACCGCCATTTAAAAACCCCCTATTTTAAATTTCCAATAGTTCATCTAGTGAACCGTGTAGTTTTTCCAATATTTTTGGTGTTGCTCTTTGTATTGCTCGACCTGTGAAATTTTGTTGCCACGGATTTGAATTACCTCGCCCTTCATCCGCAAAAACTAAATACCCGAATGAACCCGGTTTGTTAGCTGCACCGCCTTTTGATTTCACCACGAATCCTAAATTGAATGTTTCAGACTTTGACCATTTACTATCTTTAGCATGTTTGGTTTTCTTGTTCCGAACGTACCACGGACTGTTTTTCTTACGATCCGATTTAGGAAGTAAATTAGTCATTTCTTCTGTAACAATCTCGATTCCTTCACTGTGCAATATTTCATTAAAGGTTCTTTCAGCTATCACCGGCAACTGTTTTATTTTCTCATGCAAGGATGTTAAATCATCGAATTCAATCAATGCCGTACTCATAAAGCACCGCAACCTTCCAGGATGATCTTTCGAGTGTAAACAAATGTTATTCTATCAACATGTCTATCCTTGTCCTTCACCTTGAAATGCTGTTTTTCCGTACCTTGCAAAGAAAACATTCGGATATTCTTTTTATTAATGCTCATAGCAATATCAATTGTACGATCATCTAAATCATCACGCTTTTCACTGTAATAATAAATTACAATATCTTGCAGCAACGACTTTTGATCTTCGTTTTTTCTCATATCGCTAGTTTCATAAACAAACAAATGATAGCCCGTTGAATTGTCATTTTTAAACTTTTCATCTTCATTCGCCGGAATGTTATCTTCAAAAATCGGGATTTCATATGATCGCAATACTTCGAGAAGATCGGAAATTTGACCATTCATTAAATCTTTTGTTTTACTCAAAATTTCCCACCTCCTGAAGATAAAAAAACAAATACCGCTTATCCTTGTCGGTATCTGTTTTGATCACGTCATATTTGATATTGTCGATAACAACCTTCAAATTAGATTTACTTACTTTCCGCAAATTCGGGGGAAATAAAGTACGAACTTTTAAATTCAGTACCGAACTATTGATGTTTTGTGCCATTACATAATCTTCATCCCGGCAACTCAATTCCTGGTATGCCAAATGCCCGATCCGTTGAAATCGTTCACCAATACTTTTCCCTTTAGCAGATTGAATATTTTCATCCATACCATACACTAAAAACCCATCATTTAAAGCATCGTTATTCATCGCTTTCACCCGATTCAAATACTAAATTTAATTGTATATTCAGCACATCGGATAAAAAATTATTCTCGAATTCTTCTAGTTTGTAATTCCTAACATACCGGCACCAATCCAACAATAATTGTTGTGCTGCTTCCTGGTGTAAAAAATTTACGTCAACCCCACGAATTCTAAAATAAGCAATGCCCCGATCAATCATATCAACAACATCATCATCTTCTTCATTCCAGGTAATACGCAAATAGTTTTTCACCTTTTGAAGCAACATTTGTTTTTCATGATCCGTCATGTTATCACTCCTTTTCGAGTGATTTTTTCACGATGTAAATTTGATTGTATTTATTGTTAGTGCTTGATAACACTTTAATTCGTGCATTTGTTGGTTTTTTAGCTTTTGAATTCGGATATGCATCACCAACATTATAAATGCTTCCATCTTGATCCTTAAAATTACGGATCACCTCATGCATTAAAAAACCCCCTTCCATTTAAAGAACCCCCATAAATTATGGGGATTCAATAACGTTCGCTAAATTCAGCGTATAGATTGCAGCCGCTTTATTATCATCGGCTTTACCGAATGCAAACTGCTTTGCAGTAAATAAATTACAATCTTCTAATGCTAGTGTTTCTTTGAATTCCTTCACTTCAACACCGCCGGCTGTATACGCATCGTAACGATCATTCACGAATGCTAGTAATTCGCCTTGTGTCATGAATTCAGATTCCACGATACGTAGATTGAAAGGAAGCACCGTTACATAAACACCGTTTGCATTTAAGAAAGTGTATAACGCTTTAATATCCCATGCATCTGTTGGATTAACAACTAGAACAACTTTTCCGCTAACATTCACGGCTTTTCCGTTAGTTTTAGTTGATAGATATTTCATTACCTGGGATAGTTCTTTGACCGTGATTTCAGCACTTGCAAACGTTAATGCACCGGCAACCACTTTTTTAGCATGTCCGTTTGTTTGATTAACTGCTGCTTCTAAATCACGAATAAGACCAATAGGTTGATCCTTCACCGGACCACTACCATTAATAAAACCATCTTCCAACGCAACCGCAAACGTTTCTGCAATTTGTTCACGCACATATGCTTCAATCCATTCAGGCCCGAACTTTTCAAGATCTTTAGGAAGAACAACAAACGCTGTTAATTTGCTTTGTGTTACTGTTTCTTCACTAAATACGGCATCAAGTTGTCCCTTAATTTCACCGTAAACTTTACCCCAAACTGCTGCCCCTGACTTGTCACTCTTGATGATACGAGTTAAAAGACCGGCATTTTTAATTTTTAATTCTTGTAATAAAGGATGTGCCGTACTTAAATCTTCAAAGATACGATCAACAACCGTTTCAGGTAACACGATGTCAGATTTAAAACCGCCACTATGAACAACTTCATTAAAGAATTGTCGTTCTTCAGCAGTTAAAACGTTTTGACCACGGGATGCAAGCACCGCACGATCTGCATTTTGTGTATTCACTGAAGTTGTAATTTGTTCTGTTAGTGATTGAACTAACGCATTTTGCATGTCAGACCATGCATTTTCAATTTGTTCAGGTGTTGAATTTTCGTCTTTCGATACTGCCGCATAGTGCTTACGAGCGTTTTCATACGCTTCATTGTGATTGTTTAGCTTCATAACCATTTAGTAAAACCCCCATTTTTTGTATTAAAAAAGGAACCCTTTACGCTTTGTTTGCACCTTAGTAGGTTCAACCGGTATAGGTTCCGTTTTTGAATTATTTAATTTTGCTGCAACCTTTTCAGCGATTGAATTAATAACCGCTTCATCTAACACATTCCCATTATCCTGATTATCTTCAACAACTGTTTCTATGCTCGATGCAAACCCTTTTTCAAATGCTTCTTCAGCAGTTAACCAAGTTTCAGCAACGACCATATCACGAATTTCATCACGGGATAATCCCGTTTTCTGTACGTAAATATCAACGATACTTTCATCAATCGCTTCAAGTGCATTCATTGTTTTTTGAATGTCCGATTTCGTACCATAAGCAACCGTAGACGCTTCATGAATCATTAATGTTGAACCGGTACGCATCACGATTTCATCTGCACCCATCGCTATGATGCTTGCAGCACTTGCAGCTAGTGCCGTGACTTCAACGATCACATGAGCATCTAAATCTTTTAAGTAGTTCATAATTTCTATTCCATCGAACGCATCGCCCCCACCGGAATTCAACTTAATACGAATAGTAG